ACGACAATGTACCTACTGTTTAAAACTGTATCAGATCAACAGCTTGGCATAGTAAAACGTGCCGGGCATTATTTAGATTATGTAGTTGGTTATCTTGACGACTCTATTAAAGAAGTTGTAGACATTAGCCATTTAAAAGCCACAGTTATCGCTGACAATGATGTTGCATTGGCATGGAAGTTTGCTGGAAATTACAGCGGGTATCTGTCAGTTAAAGCCAACACCAATGCAGATGAGCAACTACAATTTTTATCTAGTTTAGAACCTGATACAATTAAAGCCAAATATTACCTAACTGATGCAGACAAAGCTAACGCTACAGAATTTATGAAAATTGCCATGCGTAAGATTGTCGACGAAGTTTATGACAAACGATTAAAAGAAGTTAATGAAACTAGCTATCTTGAAATGACCAGCTGGTCACAACAACGTGCAGAAGCAGAAGCCTACACAGCCGCCCCTACTGCGCCAACTCCTATGCTATCAGCATTGGCAGAAGCTAGATCTATTACTGTAGCAGAAATGGTTGCCAAAGTATTAAATGCAGTTAGCGCATATAATACCAAAATTGCTACCCTGTTGGCAAATAAACAAGCAACCAAAACTAAAATTAAAAACTGCAACAACTTGGCAGACTGTAATGTTTTATTACACACTAATTTTGGATATAATATGCCAGCAAACCAACAAAAAGACTTGAACTTTACAGATCCTGCCGTGTATAATGTATAAATGAGATCTGTCTTTTCGGTACCTATCAATCCCAAGCTGAACCAAGTTCAGTTTGACCATTTTTTACAATTTCTAATAGATTATAAACCTTGGATATACGACTTGTATTTTACATGTCGTATGCCTCCCTTTGTACAAGATGCCATGGGAGATGTGTTTATGACCGACCCCGGTGATGCCATTGATGTAGCATTACGTATACAAGAGCATACCGGTATTCCAATTTCAGCTACGTTTAACAATACCATGATTAGACCTAGCCAGCACAACTTAGATTTGTTTATCACTAACTTTAAACAACTCTATGATGCTGGTGTGCGTTCAGCTACAGTTCCACACACGCATTGGCTAGCCACTAAACAAATACAAACAGTGTTCCCTGAGCTACAAATCAAGAACACAATCTTACGTAATGTCAACACTCCGATGGAAGTGGCTAAACTTGCCGAAGCAGGTTTTCATTATGTTAATCTAGAACGTGACTTGATGCGTGATCGAGATACCTTGATTAAAATGAAACGTGTAGCTGACAAGTATGGAATCAAACTTAGCTTGTTGGCCAATGAAGGTTGTGTGGGTGGTTGTGCCATGATGGACGAGCACTTTCAATTTAACAACACTAGACAAGGCGACTTGCCGCAGTACTTTAATGATCCTATTAGTCGTGTTAGTTGCCCTAAGTGGGACAAAGAAGATCCTAGTACTCCATTAAAGACAGCAAACTTTACACCTTGGCGTGACGACTGGCTCGAGCTACTCGAATACGTTGACGTGATTAAAATGCACGGGCGTGAAAATATCTCTAGGCTGTCCGAAACAATGGAAATTGTACGCAGGTATGCCAACGAAGATGAAATACTATTTGACACGTTTAACGAGTATATTAATCAAACTAACCTGGTAGACAAACCAATTGATGCTTGGCGCAAAAAGATTAAAAATTGTAAGTTTGATTGTTGGGACTGTAATTTTTGTGATAAAGTATATGAAGCAAAGTCCAACGAGCAAAGTCACCCGCTTATACTAGCAGTTACAAAAGAGTTAGTTGATAGTGTAAATGTGCCGGTTGACATTAATGTACAAGGATTAACCAGCAGTCGTGTACAGCAATTATTATTTGCATTATCTCAGCATTGCGCTCACTATTTAGAGATCGGATCTGCACTAGGCGCTACGGCTGCCGCGGTAGCACTTAATCCCGACATTGCAATTGACTGTGTTGACAATTGGTCGCAACAAGATATACAACCAGAAACAGATGTGTTTGACTTGCCTATAAACAGTAAGGGAGTGTTTGAATCAAATGTTTGCCACTCAAAACTTACTGTGCATGACCAAGACATGTTGTCAGTAGACACTGATATAATCAAGGATGTGGACTTGTTCTTTTATGATGGTCCACATGATATAGAAAATGTTGCCCGGGCAATTAAACACTATGCAGTATCTTTAGCCGAATACTCTATATTAATATTTGATGATGCTAACTGGACCGATACAGTTGTGGGCGCCAATCGAGGAATTGAACAAGCAGGCTTGACACCAATTTATTCTAAACTGATGTTAAACTCAATCGAAAACCCAACTGCTTGGTGGAATGGATTGTACATCCTAGTGGTTAAACGATGAAGATACTTAGGTTCCCTATCATAGCCGCTGATTTGTTTACAGTAAGTGTTGGCACAGATGAGCAACGACAAGCACTACTGGCAGAAGCACTAGCACACCGTAATGCCGATCAAGATTCCATGTCTTTTAGTAATGAAGGATGTTGGCGTAGCCAATTTGAGTACAAAAATATTGATTGGTTAATGTCGCATCTTAAAGAAGTGACAAATAACGCTATTAACTATTACATAGAAACAGATCACGCATTTGCTCAAAAGGTAAAATATTTCCATAGTCCTGAAGTAAAATATTGGACCAACGTAAATGAACCACTAAGTAAGAATAGCCTACACGTACACAGCCTACATCATTTTGTAGGTTTGTATTATATACAAGGGTACGACACAGGAGATTTGGTATTTCATAATCCCAGTAACCTAACAGAAACTTGTAATCCATATGCACCATTCGTATCTCGTATGGCGTGGCCCCCAAAGAATGGTGATTTACTAGTATGGCCAGGATGGATGCCACACGAAACAGAAATTAATCAAAGCAAGGATCAACGTGTAAACATTGCGTTCAACATACGCTTTCAAACACCACAAATGATATATGACTAAAAAAATTGAATTCTTTTCTAGTGTGCCTGGACTAGCAGAAACATTTCCTATTAAACCAGCACGTGAAGTACTGCCCAGTTGGATACATGTTGCTCGCACAGACTACTTAAAACAAAAAGACAAACGAGAAATACACATATTCAAATGCCCGGGCATATTTGAGTTATTTGGCACAGGATATATTTTGCCGGCTTGGCACGACTTCGAAATAGAATGTAACGAAATTGGATTTAGAGTAACCATACCAGATGGTACATTAAACGATATGTTGGGCAAAGACACTTTACAGTCGCAACACTCTGATGGCGTGGCTAAGTTTTTACCTAACCGGCCCTGGAGTGTAGCCAGCATCCTAAAAATCAATACACCTTGGCATGTACTAGCACCCAAGGGTGTAAAATTTTTAATGATACCTTTGCCCTATACAGAGGACTTTAGATTTGAAAGTTGCCCGGGAATTTTAGATCCGGGTGTAAGTTCTGAACTAAATGTGCAGGGTTATTGGAATGAAAAATCTGGCAAGCATCTAGTCAAAGCAGGAACACCGTTAGCACAGCTAATTCCCATGACTGAAAAAACTTATGACTATGTGGTTAGAGATAAAAATGCCAGCGATGAATTGTGGATGACCAAAAGAAAATATTTGAATTTCTTTGGCTTTGTATTTAATAGATCAAAAATTAAGGAAGCATACGAGCGACATGTCAGTTATTAAACTCACAACAGGATTACCATATCTATGGATGTTGGTATTTGTAATGATAACAGCTGGCATTGCTAAAGAGAAAAACCTTTTTGCCAGCGCATTTGCCTATTTACAAACAACATTTAAAAGCAATCGTGTAGTGGTTGCACTAATATCAGCAGTGGGCGGAGTACTGCCTATTGAAGGTAGAGTCACTGTTAGTGCTGGTGTACTAGATACTATCACATGTGATCACACCCATGGCAGAGAAAAGATGGGCATTGTAGATTACTTGGCTACTCATCACTACTATCTCTGGAGTCCAATGGAAAAGACTGTGATATTGCCTATTGCTGCCTTTGGATTAACTTATGCAGTATGGATGTCAATGATCTGGCCCTTATTGGCAGTATCTTTAGTGTTTATTGGCAGCTACATATATTTTAAAGTCAGCGAAGATGATGTGTATATACCACATACTGGCGAATTTAAAATATCAACTATACTAAGAAATGTAGTTCCATTTTTTCTAGCCATTGGTTACTACATTTACTGTGGTGGTGAAAGCAATGTGTTTACTATATTTGGCCTGTTGGCAGTATATTATTGTTTCATTACTCAAACTTGGGATTACAAAAAAATACTGAGTTACATAAACTGGCAAGTATTAATCACAGTTGCAGTGGCCATAGTACTGGGTAACTATTTTAAGATGAATGAAGCGGTGTACAAAGCATGGCTCACTGGTTCGCTAATTGACCCACAAACCCTTACAGGCATGTTGTTAATTAGTGCTATAGGATTTGCGGCTAGCTTCCTTATGGGCAGTAGCGGCAAGTATGTGGCCTTTGCAGTATTAATGGCTCAACTATTTGGCCTGCAATATTTTGTTTGGTTTTTTGCTGTTGATTATGTAGGATACTTGTTAAGCCCGACGCACAAATGCGTAATGGTAGGCAATAGATATTTTGGTACACCTCTTAAAACATACTACTTCACACTAGGTGCGTGGGGATCAATTTTACTAATAACAGCAGGGATTATAACATTTATATGACAAAACTAGAACAAACCAAAAACTCCAGTTGGAACTTCAACACCGATCCTGTTAACGAATGGGCTTACTGGGACAACGATTACGATCAAATTGTCTGGTACAGTACCGATCGAACTTTGCCCACACTAGCCGAGATCGAAGAAAAAATAGTAGAGCTTGAGGCCAGCGAACCAATGAGAGTACTACGGGAAATACGAGACTGGTATTTAAAAGAATCAGATTGGACTCAAGCTCTACTATTTTGATGAAATGAATTTTATTCAAGGAATAACTTGGCCAACTAAGCCCAATTTAACATAAATACACTATAATGGGGCAATTAATATGCAAATCTTAAAGAAAGTACACCGAGACACATATGCGGGCGAACACGTAGTTACTACGCTTCGTTACGAAAACAGCGAGTGGAATCACGAAAAAGAATTTGTGCCCAATAGTGTTTTTAACATACATACTACCACACAAGCAGTAGCTATAGGCAACGGTGAAAGTCGTTTGAAGTTCGATCTCAGACATATTGCACAACATCGTGGCGGATTATTAGCAGTTAACAAACTGCAAAGTTACGGATGCAATGCGCTGTATAGAGACTTTACTCCGGATTTTTTAATTGCAAATGGCGACAAAATCATTGAAGAAATAGCCAACTCAGGATATGCTAATGATAATATTGTGTACACTCACGCTGCGCATATTATTAATTATCCAGGTAAATTTTATCTAGTGCCACAGAACGTACACATTGATGCAGGTGCATTGGCTGCATATATGGCAGCGTTTGATGGACACAAAAAAGTATTTTTAATTGGGTACGATCAGTACGATCATCACCAGGCTGCAAATAATGTTTATAAAAATACATCAGGGTACCCTGACAATGATGAATACCACAACGGGGACTTTTTAGCACTCAGCTTATCTAAAATTGTAAAGACCTACTACGATACAGAATTTATCCGTGTCATGCCAGAACGTACCCATTGGTTACACCCATACTTCTTACCTTTGCCAAACTTTAGACAAATAAACTATAGAGATTTTGTTGTTGAAGCTGATATCTAGTTTAAAATTGTTTCTAGTGTTTTAATTTTCTTTTTAACTATATCAAAATTAAAGCTGCGCCATAACCCTGGGTGCAATGGTTTAGGGTGGTCTTGTAACTCAACCCAGCAATAGCCTCGATGTTCGTTATTCAGAACAGGAACAAATTCTTCCTCAACTGTTACTAAGAAGGTATAGTATACAAATTTCTTATTGTCTGACGTAAATGTTTCTAGTGGTATAAATTTACGATTGGCAAAATCCTGCCCAATCTCTTCAACAATTTCTCTTACTAATGCCTGTATAACTGTTTCACCGGGATCGACTTTGCCGCCAACTATACCCCACGAGCCAGAGTGTTTACTTTTATTTCTTAGTAAGAATAGATATCGATTTGTTGATCGAACGTAAACTAAAGCACCAACACCTTCGGTATGTGATTCGGTCATTACAGCACTAGACCCCAGAATCCGGCAGAATAAAATCCTTCGTAACTCTTAACCCACATCTCGCCAGTCCATCGGTATTGCACAGTAGTATTCAAGTTGGTCAAATATTGAGCACCGGGCTCTTGGCTACTGTCAAATACCACAGTCCAGAAGCTGCCGTTATATTCAATTATATCATTGGCACTGGCCAATAAATTAGTCCCAGCAGTACCAGCCCAGGCAGGTGCAGGACCTGAATTGGCGGATCCTATTGGATTCAATATTAGATATCTGGTACCAACAGACGGGGATAGTATATTACTATCTACTGTAACATTAAATGGATCAATAATTGCATTGATTGGATCCAGTGTATTTGCGGGTAGTGTAGCCGGGATTGGTGTAAACAACAAACTGGTATCGTCTGTGGGATCGTAGGCAATAGTTCCAACTATCTCGTGCCAGCCGTCGGGATATTCAAATTTTAATCTGGCCTGACTAATGCCGTTGCGTATAGCACCATATAGATTTATCAAATCTCTCCAACGCATAGTTTCTCCGACAACTTCATCGGATCCAACAGGTTTGGCATTTTTGTATAGCTGTAAACTGTTACCAACATACACAACATCTGCAGCAAGTGGAGTAAATCTTTGCTGACTGATCAATCCTGACAAGCTGGTAATAGCATCTTCGCTGAGTTCGCCTTGTGCGTTATATATGCTGGCAATAATTTCAGCAACAACACCCATTTTCTTAACTTTGGCAGGTAAACTAATCCAAATTGGCATTTCGAAAGTTAGTGTAGCAACATCAATGGTATCTTCGGCACCCGACGGTATTGTGCGACTAGTGTACATAACATCTGTCAAGTGTACAACACTGAGTGAACTCCAGTCGACATAATTTTCTGTATTTTGTATTTCCAGTCCTGGATTAAACAAAGGAAGCATCTGCTCTACCAGTTGATGCTTTTGTTCAGTGTTACTGGTCCATATATCTAGCTTCATTACTAGCTTGTACGGTGCCGGCATTAATCGTTCAACAGTATACAACCCGTCTTGAGTATTGGTGTAGGTCTGGTTATCTTCATCATACACACGTTCTCTTATACGTACGGTACCTTCAAAATAAGGATTTTGCAAACGGTCACGATCATAGGTCAATGCAGAGATATAAGTGGCCATTGCTGGAACAGCATTCAATGAGTTTTCGCTGTTGTTACGAAGTATCATTGCTGCTTGTCTACTTACATCTCCGTAGTATACCGGAACAGTTTGTAGTGTGCGATTGCCGCTGGAATCCTTACCAAATTCAACTTGGAAATTTGACACCATACGAATAAACTGTATGACAAAACGTCGTATCTGACCATCGTATGCGAAAGAAACTACACTCATTGAATTTTCCTTGAATAAACACGTTTACCGTCAATTAATTTCCAAGTAGTACCGTACATAGGATTTCCACTACCGTACACACGTAAAGATCTTTGTTTTTTTGATTCGACAGAGTGCTCTTTTTGTTTATATCCTGTTTTACCTTTATTCCACGGTATAGTGGCTCGTCCCTCAGCTTTACGTTTAGCGTGAGCATTTTTCTGAGCTTGGCTCATACGCTCAATGCTCTCTGGGTTGTGTGTTTTATTTCCGCCGCCGTTACGTATATTAAATCCATTATCAATGCTATTAAACTTTTGTATATAACTTTCTTCCAATGAGTTTAATTCTTCTATAGTCTTGGCCTCATCTATAACTTCGAAACTAAAAGCGTTAACACCATATTTTTTTAATGCATTATGGAAATGATAAGTTTTATTACTATCCCTGGAATCACAAATATGCTCAAGTCGTCTCCGATTAGGGTCTTGAATAGTCTGCCCTATGTACGATCTATTCGACTCTAGGTGCGTAAATTTGTATATGAACATCTTAGTTATCAGCCTTGGGTGTAAGTGCTTTGCTTAGATACTGGCGTTCGTTGTGTACTGTGCCAGTTGAGTCTGTGTATGTTGTAGTGTTATTTACGTAGCTGGCACGGAGTGTCTTATTATTTGCTGCACCAGGAGTTAAGTTGGTACGTACACTATCTTCAATCTTACGCCAAAAGCTACCATCAAATCGGAATAGTCTATTGGGCAAATAATCTAAGCGTAGGAAATAATCACCTTCGCTGGGATTAATTGGAAATGCAGTTCCGGCACCAGTTACTAGGCCGTTTGGTGCTGCACCATCACCAGTTAAGTATCCTTGAACTTTGGCACCGGGACTGCCAACTCCGTTGTCGGCTGCTGGTGTTAAGTGGTCTGCTGTAATAGCAGTTTCGTCTACAGTAATTGGGGGACCTACTGGTAATGTACCGTCAGCAGTAGTTGGTAACGTGTATATGGACTCGGTGCTATAACCTGACAACGGAACGTCAATTTCGGCCTGCTCAATAATAGCCTGATTGATATTTAGATACTTGTTGTAGGTGCTTAAAATTTCGCCCACAGGAGTATCGGTGCCGGGTCCGGCTGCAATGTTATCTAATATATCTTTGTACTCTTGACTGTCTACCAATGGATTTAATTTAACACGCCATAAATGTGGCCACCAAGTTGGACTAAAACCTTCGGATGCAAAACTGGCATCACCGACTACATAATATCTTTTAAGAGCAGCAGGCAGCCCTTCATCAAGTGCATCATAATCTTTAAGATGCTGTAGCTCAAGTACATCGCCAGACATAAGCTTACGGCCAATCATATCAACCATATCACGCAAATGGAATACCATAAAGATCGTACCAGTTTGCAAAAATAAACCAAATTGGCTTAGATCAAAATCTTGATCGGCACGTTGATAAATGCCGCGCATCTTATAAACATCGTGGTCATATTTACGATCCCGGTTTTCGAGCCATAATAGATCTTGTATGTTTTGTTCACTTTGATTTAAGTAATCTGGTACTGTGGGATCGGTGCTGCCAGTTTGTTGTTGTGTACCCAAATATTTGTTAAGTAGTACTCCTGTGCCGCCGATGGTGAACATTTCCGAAATTCGTCGGTCCATAAACTTATAGTCATTTGAGTGTCGGCCGTCTTGCCAAAGTGAAAGTCTTGCCACAGTAAGTCCTTACAATATCTAGTATTTATGGATTTGACGGGTATTGGGATTTATCATAAAATACAATATGGACAAAAGAACTTGTGTTGTTAATAGGATTAATGCGTTAGAGCACAATATTCGGCTCATCTGGCCCTTGCCTACCGATCGCAAAGAGTACCGAAGCTGGATCCAACTTAACAAAATGGTATATAATTGCCAAACGATGCTGACTAAACTGGACAAGGAAAGCGTAGAATGTCGTAGATTAGGCAAAGAAACGGTTGCATATTTGGATATCTACACTGAATTAAATGCAGCATTGGACCTAGTAGAGCAGTATACTACCATAGCTTTACTGTCAATTTGACATAAACAGCTAATTAATGTAAACTGTTAGTAATATTCTAAAATCGTAACGGAGTAATTATGGCTATCAAAGTAGATGGTAAAGTTGTTAGAGCAAAAATCAAAGCACCCCGTAGCACACACGCAGCCGATGAAAAGTACACTGGCACTGAGCCAGTGTGGGACACTGAACGTGCAGAAAATTTTGATCAGCCCACTTTTGATAACTTTATGCGAAAGAGTCTTAATTACTACAATTATCATTATGCCCAAAAAGATCTAAAAAAATATGTAGTTGAATGGGCGCAGACTGCAAATATACTAGAAAAAACTGAGTTGAGTGCGTTTATTCGTAGTGCAGATAGAACATTGGCAATGACTGCCTGCGGCATCATTATGGCACATCGTCAGGGTATGCCATTACAAGAGCGACATACAGGCTATCTACGTAAAGCTATTCAAGCGTCAATTAACCTGGCCGGTGATGAAGTGGTTGAAGTTGCTAGTGCTACACCTGAGCAGGTGGCATACAAGCCCACGATACAAGATCGTATGAATGAGAAAACTGCTGAAATCTTAGGCGAGTTTGAAGGCAAGTACGATGACGTAGTTGCAGGAAAAGCTACATTTAAGATGTATGACTTTTTGACATCAAATGCAGTCCCGCAAAGTCAATTAAGCAAATAC